GTCTGGATGATGTTGGACGAGTTCGCCCATGTGGACCGCGGTCAGTTCGGGATGGGCGACATGATCTGGTCGGCCACGACCAAGACTTGCCGGTTGCGGCGGGTGTTCAGCACGCCGAGCGGGCGGGGCAACAAGTTCGCGACGTTGCGACACGGGGATTCGCTGCCGGTGTTCTGCGTCGACTGGACGGATGATCCGGCCAAGATGCAGGGGGCGTACCGGCTGGAGCAGCCGCTGGAGGTCGGGCCGGTGACGGTGCCGGCGGGTAGCTGGTGGAGTCCTTGGGCGGAGGCAACGCGGAAGTCCGACGACAACGATGCCTTGTTCGCGCAGGAGGTGCTGCGGAGTTACGAGGGGCTGGGGGGTAGCTTCTACGATAAGTTTTTGCCGCGGATCAAGGCCGAGCAGGTCCGGGAGCCGACGTTCGTCGGGAACATCAAGATTGAGGACGGGCCGTACGGGCCAAGGATCACGCGGTTCGTTGCGGAAACCCCGGCGTTCATGCGGGTGTGGGACCAAGACGATAGCCGGGTCCGGGCGAACGAGTGGCCCAGGGCCTTGTATTGCATGGGTATCGACGTGGCGAGTGGGAGCAGTGATCAAGACGGGCGCGGGGCGAGTAATAGCGTGGTGGCGATCGGTCGGATCGAGGGCCAGAAGGTCGTCAAGGTGGCGCAGTACGTGACGCATGGGTTGTTGCCGCATTTGTTCGCGAGGGTTGTGCATGCGCTGGGTTGGTGCTTCCGGACTTCCGATGGGTTGCCGGCTTACGCCCAGTGGGAGCGGAACGGGCCGGGCGACATCATGGGGAGCGTGTTGATCCGGCAGCTTCGGTACTCGAACTACTACACGGAGATGCGGTCGAAGCGGGGGATGCAGCCGGGCTTCTCGATGAACACGCACCGGGGCGCCGACGGGAAGATGGCGGGCAGCAAGGTGAACTGCTTCAACGAGCACAAGATGTGGATTTCGCTCGGAGATTACGCGGAACCGAGCTACGAGACGTACGCCGAGATGGAGCAGTACAAGTACACGGACGACGGGGGCGCCGAGCACCACAAGAAGAAGGGTTCGCTCGATCCGGCGGAGGGTCGGGAGAACCACGGCGACAGCGTGATCGCGACCATTATGATGATCTGGGCGGCAAAGACGTTGCGTGACCAGGCGAAAGCGGTTGTGATTGCGGATGCGCCGCCCCCGATGAGCGTGGCGTGGGCGCAGGCGAAGCGGAAGCGGGAGCTTCAAGGGTTGTGGAGATAACATGGCCTACGGCATTCATAGTCGCAACCGCCTACAGGACCGAGTTGAATCGTCGTTTGACAGGATCGGCAACCATCGTTCCGCCCGCGAAAAAATCTGGAAAGCCTACGTCGGTGACACGCACGGGTTGAGCGGCGCGGCGGCGAACGCTAATCGAATTCCTCTTAATGGTCACGCCTTGTACGCGCGGGTGCTGATCCAGTACCTCGCGGCCAATCAACCCAAGCTATTGATTTCGACGGATGTGGGTCCGTGGAAGCAGTATCTGGAGAACATCGAGTTCCAGGCGAGCCGGGTGATGAAGGCCGAGCGGTTCGGCTTCAAGCAGCAGCGGTTTGTTCTGGATGCGTTGCTCTACAGTCCCGGCATCATGAAGGTGGTGCAGGAGTGGCGGCGGAGCCCGTTGCCCGACGGCAGCTACACGGAGTTGTTACAGACGGCGATCAGCAATATCGACCCATCCGACTGGGTGTTCGATACGGCGGCCAGCAGTGTCTATGACGCGGCGTTCACGGGGCACCGGGTGCGGATGCCGGTCGATGACATCGTTGACAATCCGATGTTCGCCGACATTGATCGCGACACGCTGATGGGGTTGTCGGGCCGGACGTTCGGGGACGACGAGCGGTTGTTCTTCGAGGACGACGACAAGTCTCAGCCCTATAAGGAGTGCGTCACGCTCTGGGAGATATGGGACCGCTGCGACAACCGCATCAAGATATGGCCGGTCGATAACTCGTCGCTCATGCTTTACGACGAACCCTGGGAAGGACACGTCAACGGACCGCTTCACTATTTGGATTTTCTCGACGTTCCGAACCATGTCGTGGGGTTGTCGCCGCTCTGCATCCTTCACAACTTGATCGAGGCGAGTAACCGGGCGCTCAGCAAGTCGATTGCGCAGACCGACGCCGCCAAGACGATCATGCGGACGACCAGCAGCAACAAGGGCGAGGCCGAAGCCATCATGCAGGCGTTGGACGGCACGGCCGTGTACGCCGACAGCGGCGTCGTCGAGATGCTGACGGTCGGGGGTCCGGATGCCCGGACGTTGTCGATGGTTCCGGTGTTGCGCGACCTCTACAACTGGGTTGGTGGCAATATCAACGAGCTGGGCGGCCTTGGGGTTTCGGCTCCGACCGCTACGCAAGGCAAGCTGTTGACGCAAGCGGCCAGCGGCATGGTGACGTTCATGCAGAGCCGGACCAACGAAGCGGTCCGGGCGATCGCCGAAGCCATCGTGCAGAACGAGCTACAGGACCAAGTCACGACCGAAGTGATCCCGATCCAGTTGGCCGGCGGTCAGACGACTTGGCGGAAGTTCACGCCGGAGCAGCGGAGTCAGATCGACGCCGTGTTGCTCAACATCGACATCGACGTCTACAGCATGGGGTACCAGTCGCCGGAGCAGCGGCTCGGCCGGCTGATGGAGTGGTGGAATGGATTCGCTGTTCCGGGCTACCCGATGTGGCAGCAGCAAGGCGGGGATTTCGACATCCAGGCGCTCAACCGGACGTACGCCAAGCTGGCCAACCTGCCGGAGATCAACGACGTCGCGTTGTACAGCATGCGTCCGCAGCCGCAGACTACCGGCTCGTCTCCGATCCAGCCGCGGCAGAGTCCCGTAACGACCCGGACCAACGTCCGGATGGACGGCTCGAACCGGCAGCCGGAGCTTGGCGGCGATATGGCGAAGTCGCTGTTGCAGTTGGAGGCGGCATGAAACAATCCCCCGCGACCGTCAAGGAATTATGGGCTGGCCAGGAACGGGCTTGTCAGCGGTTCTCCAACTACGTTGGTCGTGATCTTACGAAGACCGAGCGGGACATCGTCAATCGCATCTTCATCGATGGCGTCAGTCACGGCATCAAGCTGTATTACAACGGGACGCGAGTCGCAAAAGAGGAGCCGAAGGGCACATGAGCGTTATCAAGTTTGACGGACCGGTCGAAGTCACGCCCGAGCTGCTGATGGCGTTGTGGAACTCGATGCCCGACATCGGCAAGTCCGGGGTCGCCCAGATGTTTTTCACCCGGTTCGTCACCGAGCCGATCGCTCCGTCGGCCCTCGAAGCCGGGGCCAAGCTGTTCTACCAGGAGCACAAGATTCCCAAGGCCGCGGCCGACGCCCTCAAGAAAGGGGTGCAGGAACGCTGCGAGCAACTGGGCCACAAGAACGTCGATGAAGAGCGGTTGGCCGAGATAACGCAGCGGGAGATGATCAAAGCGGCGGCCGAGTATTCCAGCAAGAACATCGCCGCGTTCATGGCCAAGCTGCCGATCGAAACGATTATCGAGCAGTGTATGCCGACGGTCATCAAGGTGGTCCGCGAGTGCATGGCCCGGTATTTCGGAACCAACCGGGAGGGCACCGACATCATCCTGGCGCTCATCAACCGGGTGAGCCAAGAGCGCTCGGATGACATCGATAGCTCGGTGGCCCAAGCGATCGTGGACGCCACGACCCACCACGTTCCACGGATGGCGCCGGACTTGGCGCGGATGCGCCAGGCACGGCATGGAGTTGACGGCAACGGGCAATAGGCCCAAGATGGTAAAAAGAAAATTCGGGGCAACTGTGGACTGATCCTCCGCAGCTTCCAAACGACAGAGCCGTACGGGGCCGTACTCCCGTGCGGCTTTTTGTTTGCGCCCCGCAGTTAGTGACCGAGATGCTGTACGAATTTGAACTACCGGACGGCGAAATCGTGGAGGCTGACTTCCCGATGAAGTCGGCCCCAGCGCTCGGCAAGGCCGTTCGTCTGCCGGACGGCCGAACCGGCGTCCGGACCATTTCGATCGGCAGCATCCCCAAGGCGTCCGGCGAATTCTGGCGCGGCCACAAGCACCTGGCGTTGCTTATCGGCAAGAAGGAAGTGCCGAAATTCGAGGCGTTTTATCGCAGACACGGCGTCAACGTGACGCACCGCAAGACAGCTTCCGGAGACTATGAGCCGCAGGTAACGCGGCGCGAGCAGTTCAACAAGCTGCTGGCGGCCCGCGGACTGGTGGACAGGGGGTAGCGATGCTGTACGGCGACCAAAATAGCCTCGGCCACATGACGATGTTCGGCGGGATCGGCGAACCCCGGTACAGCCAACAGCCGTCCGGCTTCAACATGCTGGGCCAGAGCATCGGCCGGTTCCTTCGTGGCAACCGCCGGATCCGGAATCTTCAGCCGACGACCCAGCCGATCGTCCCGATGCAGGCACCGGTCACGCCTCGGGAAATCCCGATGATGCGGCCCGACAAATTCCCCGAGCAGCCCAACCTCGTGCAGGACTTCGGCAACCGCGACGCCATGCGGATGGCCGCCAACGCCAAGAACCCGCCGCTCGTCCCGATGAATCCCGGCGTTTTGCAGTATTACACCGGCCCGGCGGCCCCGCGGCGCACTTCGAGAGGAAGAAAATGAGCGAATCGGCCGTACTGGACTTCGATATTTTGGGCTTGGACAGCGAAGAAGCGGCGCCGTCGGAAAAAACGGCCCCGACCCAGTCGTTGCCGTCGAAGGACGACAGCCACACGACCGTCGAGGCCCACAACGCGCTGATCGACGACATCACCAAGTCGTTGCTGCCTCAGCTTGACGAAGAGCATGAGGAAACGGCGGCCGAAACCAAGCCGAAAGCCGGTGAAAAGCCGGTCCAAACCGAGACCAAGCCGACGCAACCCCCCGAGCCGATCCGTCACAGCGCCAAGCTGCTGGAATGGGCGTCGTCCTGGGGGATCAGTCCGGCCGAAGCGGAAGGAATGTCGCGCGACGCCCTTCAGGGACAGGTCGCACTGCGAGAACTCCGCTACCGGGACGCCGTCGAGCGCCGAAACCAGCCGAAACAGCAGCCAGAAGACGAGTTGCCCAAGCTGGAACTCGACCTCGACGAAGACACGGACCCCAAGATCAAGTCCGCGATTCAAAAGCTGGCCCAGCACTCCCAGAAGCTCGACGAACTGCATCGAAAACGAACCGAGCAACTGGAAGAGCAGCACGACAAGCTATTTGCCGAACACCAGCAAGCCGCCGAGCGCGAAGCACGGGACGCTGAGGCGAAGATCGCTGTTCTGTTCGATGAAAAGGTCTCGGGATGGGGCGAAGAGTTCAAGGAAATCCTTGGGACGCCTCAAGAGACCTGGCGACGACCCGGCACCGAGCAGCATACCGAGCTGCAAAGGTTGCGAGCGTATGTCATTGAGCGGAAGGCTGGCCACGAAGCCACACACGGCGTTGCCGTCGGGCTTCCGGACATTGCCCGCTTCATCGACGAAGCCCGCTATGCGTTGTGGCCGGACCGCGCGACCGTTGCGGCCCGCCGAGAGGTTCAGAACGGCCTCAAGAAACAACGCGGTGGAGTAGGGTTGCGACCGTCGCGGGCGCGGGACAACGGTCCAGTGCCGCAAGGCGACAAGTTCGCGATGGAGTCAATCGTTGACTACATGCCCAGCCTAGACCCTTGGAACAAAGCCAAATGACATCCACGGCGGAAACGCCATAGGAGCCAAATATGCCGAGTGTAATCCAGGCCGATCAGATTGACGGCCTTATCAAGACAACCCAGCGCCACATCGTGCGCGACCGCAAGGCGAGCATCGCCGAACGGTTGACCAAGTACGTGGGCGTGAAAAACCTGTTCCGGCCGAACAAGAAGAGCGTTTCGGACGGCTACGGGATCGAATGGAACATCGCGACCGATCACAGCAACACCGCGATGCAGGTCGGCCTCTACGACACCATCGCCCCGGCGACGTCACTGCACCAGGTTCGGGCGAACATCCCGTGGCGACACACCCGCGCTCACGTCTCGTGGGACTTGCGGGAAATCGCCATGAACCGCAGCCCGGCCCGCATCCTCAACATCATCAAAGAGAAAATCTTCGAGATGGACGTGGCATGGTTCGAGCAGCTCGAAGACCAGATTTGGCGCATCCCGACGGCGGGCGACGACCAGTCGATCTTCGGCTTGCTCTACTGGCTGTTCAGCCCGCAGGACGCTGGCCAGACGGTCAGCGCCTCGACCAACGCCAGCTTCTTCACGTCCGGGACCGGAAACCGCGTGAACTTCAACCTCGCGGCCTATAGCGGCGGACCCGGTTCCGTCAGCCGCGTGACTTATGGTCGGCTCGGCAACTGGTACCAGCAGTTCGCCAGCATCACGTACGCGGACTTGTTCGCCAAGATGCGGACCGGCCTCGACGAAGTCGATTACGAATCGCCGATGCAGTGGAACAAGCTGATGGAAGGCAACCAGCGGTTCGGCATCTATGCGTCGCAAGCCGCGGCGCGAGCTGCCGCCGACGAAGTCCGTCAGCAGAACGAGAACATCGGTCCGGACCTCGCCCAGTTCGACGGCAAGGCCACGATCCGCGGGACGCCGATCGTCGGGGTTCCCAAGATCGGCGAGATCGATGCAGGCCGCACCACCGCGATCAATCCGTTCTATGTGATCGACTGGTCGCAATTCACGCCCGTGACGCTGGAGGGCTTCGAGAGCCACGAAGTCACGGAGACGGGCGGCGCCAATCAGCCCCTTACCGTCACGCGGGCTCGTTACATGACGTGGAACGCCAAGTGTTGGAATACCAAGACACTGGCGTTGTTCACCACCGGTTGACTTTGACCCCGGTTCAACCGGGCAGGAGATAGACAATGGCACATGGCGTGCAAGTAGAGCTAACCGGCAGTGGACTCGGCGGCGTCGGCCGCGGGTTCAGCCCGGTCTTGTGGGACGGCTACGACCCGCAGGCGATGGATCGTGACCCGTCTATTGGGTGTTACGATCAAGACGATTTCATGAATCCGCCGACGTTCCCAGTGTCGAGCGCTGCGACGCTGGTGTCCGGGCGATACACGGCTTTCACCTCGGCGACCTCGACGATCGAGTCTGGCTCCACCCAAGGCGGAGCCCTGAATCTGATCCCGAGTTCTACGGCCAACACCGAGGCATATCTTCAGGGTGGACGATCGCACGTTCTCGCCAGTGCGGACGAGCCGGGCACCGGAACGTACCCGTATCACCATGTCGCTCGCGTCCGCATGGAAACGCGATTCAGGGTGTCTAGCGTCGCGAACGACCATGCCCTTTTCATTGGGTTGGGTGGCCAAGGTGTCGCGACGGCGCAGCTCGCCGATACCACCGGGGCGTTGGTGGCTACATTCCACGGCGTCGGCATCCAGGTGTTGGCGGCGGCTGGGGCGACGGTAAACGTCGTATACCAGGAAAACGGCTCGGCTCTCCAGACTCCGATCGCGGCGTTGGCGACCATCGCGGCCAATGTGTGGTATTCGTTCGGAATGGATTTCAATCCGTGGGCACGGCCCACCGAGAGATGTACGTTCTGGTGGGGTGGCGTCAAGCAGTCAACCGCGTTGACGCACGCTCAGACAATTGCCGCAACTTTCCCAATCTCGACTGGCTCGGTCCAGATTCCGATGGGTCCGACGTGGCTGATGAAGAGTGTTTCGACGGGTTCCACGCTGACGCTCGGTGGCACTCGTGTTTGCACCGAGTGGATGACGGCCCGCGGAAACGAGGCTTGCGCCTGATGAGACAATACCTCGAACGGTGTGTGCGGATGATCACGGGGCACCAAGGACAGTTCTCCAGGGAGCTTGAGCAGTTCTGGCTGGACGTGGAGCGCAAGTTCAAGGCTTGCGACATCCAGATGATCCCGCAGGACGCGATCCCGATCTGGCACGAACGGTCCGTTGACCTGGGGATTCCGCTGGCACCGGTCGCGGTTTCGACTGCAACAGTCGCCACTACCCCGGCCTCGCCTTCGGCCCCGAAGCCGAAGCGCGAGCCGGTGGCGGCGGCTTAGGTAACCAATGGCCTACGTATCGGCATCGTTGTTGCTGTCGGACTACCGAGATCACGCATGCGCGGAAATCTACGGTGGGGACGGCTACACGTCGCTCGATACCGGTGAGAAGGCGGAGATCGACCGGCTGATCAAGCGAGCGGAACGAACGCTCTACCTTCATCCGCCGGTAAGTCCTCCGCATGTTTGGAGCCACCTGCAACGGCGGGCCCTGATCGACCTTTGGGCCGATATCGACGCGGCGCCAAACCTGGTGGTCAACGGTTCGTTCAACGATGCCTACGGGAACCCTAGCGCCGACGGGTGGACGTTAGGGACCGGATGGAGCGTTTCGTCTAATCGGGCGACCGGGGCCGCAACGACCGCCAGCCTGACGCAGACGACCGCTCCGCTGACCGTGGGGACGTCCTACACCATCACCTACTCGGTGACCGCGACCGTCGGGACCGTGACGCTTTTGTGTGGGACTACGGCCGGAACTGCGCGGACCGCGGTGATCGCCGGGACCACGTACACGGAAGTGTTGACTTGCGCCGGCAACGGTGGGCTGAGCTTCCTCGGCTCCGGCGGTTCCGGTTTCAGCGGAACGATCGATAGCGTCGCGTGTGTCGAGACCGCGGACATTCCCGGAAGCGGGACGACCGTGGGGATGGCGGCGGCCGGAACACAGCTCAACGCTTCGACCGACGTGTTCTATCCGACGATGCTCGGCAAGAACATCGTTGTGTTTGGCGGCGGGACGTTTGTCCCGACCGTGTTCCTGACGCCCGCGGCCCTGACCGTCACGCCCGCGAACGGCGTGGCCAGCTTCGCGACCAAGGCATTCTCGATCTCGTCCAACGGGGCCTTCACGCTGCCGGTGGACTTCGAGTCTCCGCAGTCATCCACGCTCACCATCATGGACCAGTCCGGATACCCGGACGTCCCGCTCGTCGAAGAGCGGATGGTGACGTCGATGCAGGCGCAAAATCCCGATACCACCGGGTACCCGCAAATGGCCGCGATCCGTTGGGGCACCAGCGATGGAACTGCCCTGCAAGGGCAGGAGCTTGTCGTCTGGCCGTACCCCGATGACCACTACCAAGTGGCCTTGCCGTACTTGGCGCAGCCGCAGTGTATGAGCGCTTCGACGGACTACCCGATGGGCGGGCCAGAGTTCGCCGATATTCTGCTTTCGTTTGTCCTGGCGATCTGCGAGGAGGCCAAGATCGGCCGACGCGGTGACCGCTGGGCCGAAGCGATCGACAAGTGCCGCGTGGCGGCGCACCGCGATCGTTCTCGACATCACAATTTTATCGCCGGTCACATGCGGCCGGACGCCGGTTCGTATTCTCGGGACTTCAACGTAAAGCGTTTGATACTCCCGACTTCGTAGGAGGTCGTTTATGGCATCGACCGGATCACCGGGCTACCTGAGTAACGCAAACACCACGGAGGTCCTGACGCCTTGGCAGACAACCGGCGCGGCCGGGGCTGCGGCCGCCGTGACGATGGCAGCGACGGCAGGCGTTCGGCACCAGCCGATCTTCATCGATGTTGGGTACGACACACAACCGGCGGCGAGTTCGACGTTGACGGTCGCGTGGGTTCAGGGCGGTGATGCCAAAACGTGGGTTCATTACATGGGCCTTATCGCGGGTTCGCAGCCGATCAATCTGCCGTTCGGGCTTGCCGGAGATGTTAACACGGCGATGAGTTTTACGTTGAGTGCGGGTGGCGGCGCCGTCGTCGCAAATGTTTTTGTCCTTAGCGGAGGCAACAATTGAGCCAACACAATATAGGTGGCGAGCGGATGCTGAACTTCCAGATGACCCCGACAACGGTCGTCGATAGTTTCGTGTTCTTGAATACGAGTACGAGGCCGATTGAAGTTCGCCGGATTTCTCGCATCGTAAACGTCAACAGCACGAGCGCGACTTGCGATGTTCGCAAGATTCCGGTTTCTGCGGCCGGGGTCGCCGGCGCCGCAGTCACGGCCGGAAGCTCCATGCTCTTGTCTGGCGCTATGGCGTTGAGTGGGTTAACGGCAAACGCTTGGACAGATGTTGATCTGAGTACCACGCGCGACAACCTACTCGTTAGCCCGGGGGAGAAAATCTCGTTCGCAACTGGCGGTGTCAAGACAAACTTGGCCGGAACAATGACCATTGTCTATGTGGTTCTTTGACAAGAGAAAGGGACTTTAAAGCATGGCATCCACCTACGAAGATTCACTGTTAGGCCAACTATCCACGGTCAGTACGTCAACCTTCATCTACTTGTCGCCTTCTGTCGCCGTAAAAGACGGAGAGGTGAAAACTGATGAAGTCCAAGAATTTACACCCGGTGCCGGAGTCGCGATCGACGGCGTACTCATCAAGGACGGAGTCGTTACTGCGACCGGTCATTCCGTCTCCTCGGCTGCCGTGACGGCGACGGCCAACGGGCTGACCACTGGCCTGATTCCGGCGACTTCTGGGTTCGTGACGGTGACGAGCGCCAACGCCAACCACCAGATCAGCCTGCCGGACGTTTCGGTTGGCCACCAGCTCGACATCCTGGTCGGTGCTACCGGCTGCGAACTGATCAGCTCGGTCGCGACCCACAAGGTCAACGACGTGGTGGTTGGGGCGACCAACGAGGCGGCGCTCGTGGCGACCTCGCTCTACAAGTGCCAGTACGTCGCGACCGACAAGTGGGTGGTGGTCGGCATCACCAAGCTCGGCGCAGTCGAAGCAGCGTTGGTTCCTGACGCAGTGTAGGCACAGCATGGGGCCGCCGGATGGTTGGTCACGAAATCGTCGAGTTGGCGGCGCCGCTGGGCGGCCTCCGCCGTGACGCTGGATTCCAGCAGAAACCTCCGTTCTATACGGAGGACTGTCTCAATGTCCGGGCATTTGACGTAATCGAGAGCCGGGGCCGCGTTGGATCGCGCCCCGGCCTCGTCAAAGCGTTTCAGCAGCAACTAGGCAGCGGCGCCGACGTCAATATGTCGGCGGTCATCCGCACGTTCAACGAGAGCGGGACGATTTCGTTTTCCGACCCGTTCGACGGCGTCGCGATGACGGCCAACTGGACGTCTCCGTCGGCGGCCTTCACGGTCCTGGGGACTGCTTGCACTGGGACGCTTCCGGCTGTGGCGGGAGGAACGGCGCAACTTGCCGCGGCGCCCAGCGGTTCTCAGGCGCGGGCCGCAATCCTCACCGGCACGACCGACATCAACACGACGGCGTTTCGCGAAGTATCCATTCCTCGCGACGCGGTCAACGGATGGACGAGCGAGACGCCTGGGAACAATCTGATCGTCTACATGGATATGGACAATGCCAGTCCGTCCGAGTCGGGCTGCGTTGCGGCGCAAGTCCTCATTAACGTTGGCGGCGACCGTACATTGTTTCTCCGGGTGCTCGGTTCTTTAGTTTTCACAAGGAACTTTTCTGGCTCGCAGAACGTCGCGTCGGCCGACTTCACGGAGCTGCGGTTGTCGATCAATGCGGCCAATACGGTTCGCGTTCAGTGGCACAAGGACATTTTTGACGAATATCAACTAGCCGTCGGCTATACGCCTCCGGCTGCGCCTCGCGTCGGGTTTGGGTTGCTGCGATCGTCCGGGGGGACCACCAACGACATTACTGCCTTCGGCTTCAACTACACCAGCACGTCAGGCGGGAGTCCTCCGGAAGCCGCGGTCTTCGCCAGCAACGGCCAGCTCTACCGGGAAGCTACGGGTGGGACGCTGGCCTCCGTCAGCCACGCAGGACTCGACCTGCGGGACGACATCCGCATCCACGCGGCCAGCCGCCTCGATAAGCTCTACATACTCGACTACGAGTTGAAGAAGGCGACCGCGACGACCGGGTTCCGCAAGGTGAAGGACGGGGCGGCCACGATCGTCGACGGAGGAACTGCTGCGACCGAAGGACGTCTCGACGACACGGCCGTTGCCGACTGGACGACGATGGGAATCGACATCACCGACGATGTCCTCGAAATCATCGACCAGACCGGAACGATCGTTCCGGGCGTTTACGCAATCGTTTCGGTTCACGCCACCAACGGGATCACATTCAGCCGGGTCGGTGCTGGACTGGTTTCCTCCGAAGTCGCCTATCGCGTCGTCCGCTACCCGAAAGTTTACGACGCCACCGCCAACACCATGACGCGAGTAGGGCTGGGGACCATCGGGGTCAGCCAGTTCCCTGCCGGTTGCCGATCGATCACGCTTTGGGCCGATCGACTCGTCGTCTGCAACGACGCTTTCACGCCGCACGCTTGGTTTATGTCGGCCTCGGGCTACCCGTTGAATTGGGATTACGGGGACAGTGGTGTGATCACTCCGCCGGGCGAAGCCCTTGGTATCGCGGCGGCCGTCGCGGGAACCAACAGCGAGTTCGCGGGCCTGATCGGCGAGCCGCTCATCACCACGATCCCGGTAAACGATGACATCCTGATCTTCGCGTGCCGCACCAGCTTCTACGCGCTCCGCGGCAACCCCCGGCTCGGCGGACAGATCGACAACATCTCCCGCGAGATCGGAATCGTCGGGATCGCGGCCTGGTGCCGGACACCGGACGGAAAGTTGTTCTGCATGACGCCCGATGGGCTGTATCAGATCACGCTCGCGCAGGCGATCCCGGTGTCGCGTGACATCATCCCGCAGGAATTGCTCGGACTCAGCGACGACCGCTACGAAGTCTCGCTCAACTACGACGTGGCGAGACGAGGAATCGTCATTGCCTGCACCGCGACGATGGGCGGCGAAAACATCAACTTCTTCTTCGACGAGCGGACCGGCGGATTCTTCCCCGAGTTGTTCGTCGATGGCCACATGGCGTTCTCGTCGATCACCTATCAGCCGGGCGGCGTGTCGATGCCGACGGTCCTGTGGGGTTGCAAGGACGGCTACGTCCGCAAGTTCGAGGACGCGGCCGAAGACGACGATGGGACGGACTTCGACAGCTATTGCTACTATGGTCCGGTGCGGCTGGGCCGCGGCGAGTACAGCGACGGGATGCTCCACGAAATCGTCTGCGTGATGGACGAGGACAGCAACGACGTGACGCTTTCGGCACAGGTCGGGCATTCCGCTCAGATTGCAAAGCGGAATGCCTCGCGGTTCAGCACGACAATGACGGGCGGGCGAAACCGTAACCGGTATCCGCGGATTCGAGGCGGCGCGGCCTACCTGAAGGTCATGGGGACGCCGGGCATTAAGTGGGCGGTCGAAAACATCACCGTCACGCGAGAAGGCATGGGGCGGCTGCTGATCCCCGGCTAAGGAGAATGCGATGGGTTCTGGACCTTTAAGCAACGCGATCACCGGCGGATGGCCGCAAGTGTTGGTCGCCATATGGGAAGGCATCCTCACGCGCGACAAGCAGAAGGAATACGACGCGGCGGTCGAGGCCCAGATTGCGGAAGGCCGGGACGGGCTTCAGGCTCGTTCCGACACCGCGTTGCGGATGCTCCAGGAAGACCCGTCGAGCCGGCGGGCACAGCGGGTGATGGCCCAGTTGCGGCAGACTCTTCCCCGCGAGGCGTTCAAGGAAGTGGACGAGACTGTCCGGCTCGGCAAGAAGCGCCGCACCGAGTTCCTTTCAGACTACGACCAGCGGACCGGTTCCTACTTGGACGAAGCGGGACAGGCTCAAGGCGCCCTGATGGACCGGCTGACCGGCGAGAACGCCGACACGGCCGCGGGATACCGGCAGCGAGAAGCCGACGTCTTGGGGCTCTTGGAAGGGCAAGGCAACGCCGCGCTGGCCGACACGGACCGTAGCTTCGGGGAGCAGACCGGGGCGGCGATGGGTGACCTTGCGGCCCGTGGATTGTCCGGCAGCACCGTTGGTTCTTCGATCCGCGGAGGGCTCGCGACCAGGAAATCTGAGCAGCAGGCCCGCATCCGCGAGGACGTCGCCCGGCTGCGTGCTCAGACACTCGCCCAGCTCCGGGGAGACACCCTGGGGTTCGGCGAACGGGCCACGCAGCTTGGCGCCGGTTTCATGGAGTCGGGGATCAATCGGGGGCTCGGGGCTCGGGCGGACGTCGAATCGGCCCGTGCTCAGTTCGACTCGGCGATGTCCGGCGACACGGCGGATCGTCGGGAGCGAGCGTTGGACCGGGCCTACGGGTTGCGCCGAGACCTCGACACGCAATACGCCAACTTTCAGCAAGATCGTGCCGATCAGAGACTCCAAACGTACCAGGATACCAGCCGGGACTACTTCGACTTCGTCAACAACGTGAACAACGTGCCGCCGGACCGCAGCGGGTTCAATCAACTGGCGTACGCGGCCGGCCAGGGCGTCGCCAAGTAGGAGCATTCGTTGCCCACGCGATATTTCGACATCGATCCGCTGGTAGAGGGCATCGGCTACGGCATCATGGGGTTGACCCAGCGACAGAAGGAGCTGAAGGCCATCCTCGATGCCCGGACCAAGGCCCGCAAGAAGTACCAGAAGAAGATCGCGATCGCAGCGACTGCGGCCGGTGTTGGTGCTGTTGGTGGCGTGTTAGCACT